GAACGAACCCGCAGACGATAATCACGACGACTCCTCGGCCCACAATGCTCATCAAGGATCTGGTGAATAGAGACGATGGAACTGTGCGCGTGGTCCGTGGCTCGACCTTCGATAACGCTAAAAACCTCGCCCCCGCCGCGCTCGCTCAATTGCGTAGTCGGTATGAGGGGACTCGACTCGGCCGTCAGGAACTCGAAGCGGAGATTTTGGAAGATGTGCCGGGGGCCCTGTGGACTCTAAAGATGATCGAACAGGCCCGCGTAAAGACGGTTCCGGAGATGGCTCGCGTGGTCGTGGCTATCGACCCTGCGGCAACTTCCAACGAGAACTCAGACGAAACTGGAATCGTTGTCGTCGGTCGTGGTGTCGATGGGAGGGGCTACGTACTGGCGGACCGAACGTGCAAACTTACGCCTGCGGGGTGGGCCCGCCAAGCGATCGAAGCGTATGACGAATTCCAAGCCTCGCGCATTATTGGCGAAACGAATATGGGTGGAGACATGATCGAGACAATTATCCATCAGATCCGACCAAACATCCCCTATCGAGGAGTCGTGGCCAAGAGGGGTAAGACGTTGCGAGCCGAGCCGATTAGCGCCCTGTATGAGCAGGGACGTGTAAGTCACTGCGGTTTCTTCCCTGAACTTGAAACGCAGATGACTACGTGGGTCGCTGGGGAGTCTGATTTCAGTCCCGACCGCCTCGACGCTATGGTTCACGGTCTTACTTCTTTGAACATTGGAAGCGAGGCCTTCGCCGATAGGTACTTCGCGCTCATCGCTCCGCCGTGCCCATCCTGTAATCTCCCGAACGACTCGAAGGCGACGACGTGCGTCGGTTGCGGTGCCCGGCTACAATAAACGCTAATCGTCAGAAGGGTGACAAGTGGCGCTGTTTGGTCGCAAAAATAAGAACGATGCACTCGTCGAGCGTCTTGTCGCTGAACTGCAAAAGGCGAACAGCATGGCCGCTACTCCTTACGGGGGATCTGGTTATGCGACTGCGACTGCGGCCCAGCCCTCGCAGATGCAGACGAGTGGAGGACAGGGGTTAATCCAAACGCCCGGTCGTCAGGCCAACCCCCTGCCTCGCCCCGCTACTGATTTTGGCTCGCAACTTGGTCCGGCCGCCCCGTTTCTCCCTGCCCCGCTCGACCCTGTTTTTGATGAGTCGGGCCGAGCCCTTCCTCGACTGTGGGAGTACCCCGTCGCATGGAACCTTGACCTAAACCAGCGCACAACGCCGTGGACTGTTTTGCGTGCGATGGCCGACCAGATCGACATCATCCACCGCGCTATCGAAATTAAGATCGCCGAGATTACAAAGATGAGTTGGTCGTTCGAGATCGAGGATGCGACTATCGCCTCGATTATGGCCGAGAACAACTGCTCGCATGCGAAGGCCGCAAAGATCGCTCGCGATGAGTACGCCGACAAGGTAGTTGAGTTGCGCGAGTTTTGGGAGAACCCTTACCCCCAACTCGGCCGCTCGTTTACTGAATGGATGACCGAATTCCTTTGGCAACATTTCGTCTTTGATGGAACGCCGGTCTACCCTCGCTACAACCTCGGCAAGAAGGTGACGGGATTCGAGATCGTCGACTCACCAACGATTAAGGTCCTGCTCGATAATCGTGGTGCCATGCCCGAGCCCCCTTCCCCTGCCTTCCAGCAGATCCTTTGGGGTTTTCCGCGTGGCGAATACCAGTACACGCCAAACAACGATGGTGAGTTTTTTAACGCCCCGGGTAAGGGGAATGAGTACCTACGCGACCAGTTGGCCTACTTCGTGCGCAACCGTCGTACGTGGAGTCCGTACGGATTTAGTTGCGTGGAGGAGTCCGTTCCGGCCGCGACCCTGTATCTCGAACGTCAGCAGTGGATGAAATCGGAATACAAGGACGGGGCAACTCCGATGGCGTTCTTTGAGACCGACTCGGATGAGATGGAACCGAACCACCTCGCCGCGTGGGAACGTGTCTTTAACGACCGGACCGTTGGATCTACTTCCGAGCGTCATCGTATGAAGGTTCTCCCCCGAGGGTTCAAGCCCGTGTTCGCCCCGACCATTGACGAGCGATACAAGAATGAGTACGACGAATTTTTGATCATGCGCATCGCAACCGTTTTTGGAGTTGCGCCCTCGGCTCTCGGTATCGTTCCGCGAAGTGGCCTCGGTGGATCTGGTGAGCGTAAGGGAGAAGCGCAGGCGGCCCTGACTACTTCCCAGCGCCCACTCGAAGCGTTCCTCATTGAGACGATCAACACTCTCAGCCGCCGTTTCTTGGGTGCGAATAAGAACATCACTTTTTCGTTCGATGATGACGACAGCGACGCACAAGCGATGGCTACGAAGGCTCAGGCGTTTCAGGTGTCTCTCACTTCCGGCCAAATGACGATGAATGATGTGCGTGGCGAACTGGGCATGCCCCTGTACGACATGCCCGAAGCAGACGAGCCGTTCATCCTTGCGGGCAACACTGTTCAGTTTCTTACTGGTCTGCTCGGACAACAGCAAACTTCTATGGAGGCCCCGACTAATGACGACGAAACGAGCGACACACCACGCGAAGACAGCGAAGGCAAAAAAGAGTCGCCCCAGCCTGAAGGCAAAGCGCCGCAAACTTCGGTAGAAGTTGCCGCCGAATTAAAGGCCTTCAACAAGTACGTTGCGACTCGACTGCGTAAAGGTGCTACGTTTCGCGATTTCCAATTCAAAACGATTAATGAGGACGATGCGTATTGCCTAAACCAAGACGCACAAGCCGTAGTGAAGGGTGAGACGTATACGCCACCGAAGGGAGTTCAGTCGGCGGCACAGCGTGCTCTCGACTGGATCGCTGACGGCAAGGCGGGGTCTGGTTTTACTGATGTTGGCCGCAAAAGGGCTAGCGACCTCGCTCGTGGGGCTGGTGTTTCGATGGCAACTGTGCGTCGAATGAAAGCGTACTTCGATCGTCATCAGGGCGATAAGGATGCGGAAGGGTTCTCGTCTGGTGAGGATGGCTACCCGTCGCCCGGTCGTGTGGCGTGGGATGCGTGGGGAGGAGATGCGGGCTACTCGTGGGTCCGTGGCATCGCAGGAGAGGACAAGGCGGCGACTGCCGACGATATCCCAAAAGGCGTTTTAACTACTAAGGCCCCCGTGGAGGATCTGCCCGGCATGCGGCAGAAACTCCTCATCGAGAACTACTACGAGCCGCTTATTGTCGAGGCCTTACTCGATAGCGTGTCGGGCATTGACGAAGCGATCGCCGCAGGGATGAAGAAGGCCGGAGAGAAGGCCGCAGGAGACATCGCCATCGCTGTTCGTACTGCGTTGAAGTGGAGTGCGACCCCACTGAAAAAAACTATTCGGAATGTGTATCTCGACGGGGGCTACGTTGGAACTGCTTACGCTGTGAGGGACCTCGGCAACGATGCGAAACTGGGGACGACCCTTGCGGATGCGGCAGTCAAGTTCGACTGGGCAACGTGGGCCCCGGGCGACCCTATTGCGGCAAACCTTTTGGAAGATGGAGGGATGCGCTCGATGTTGGACGATCTCGGCATAACGATTCAGGGCATCGGCGAGACGACGTTGGATCGTATCGGCAACAACATCGCTGGAGGAATTGCCTCGGGGATGGGGTCGAAGGACATCGGTACTGCGATTCGTGCCCTCGTTGGAGACAAGCAACGGGCGCAGATGATCGCGATAACTGAAACCAACCGAGCCTTTAATCAGGCGAGCGTAGATCAGTACGTCGCGGCTGGTCGGAGTCAGTACGAGTGGGTCGCCTACGATACGGCCTGCCCCGAGTGCGCCGAGATAGAAGGTGCGCACGACCTCGACTTCCCACCGCCACCACTTCACCCGAATTGCCGTTGTACTGTCGTAGCGGTATTGTAAGAACGAAACAAGGAGTCTTAATGAGTGACATCACACACGTCGGGTTCGGTGGCCTAACGTACAAGAGCGCCCCCGATGGCTCGTTAATTGTCTACGGCAAGGCGACTGGTCCCGACCTCGACCTCGACCAGCAGATTTGCGACCCTGACTGGTTGAAGACAGCCATGCCACAATGGATGGCTACCGGCGCAAATGTTCGTGAACAGCACGCGTCTATCGCGGCTGGTGTCGGTTTGGAACTCTCCGCAAGTGGAGACGACTGGATGCTCAAATCCGAAGTCGTCGACGAGGGCACCAAGCGCAAGGTCGAGAAGGGGGTCCTGAAGGGCTATTCCATCGGCATCAAGGGTGCGCGAATTGTCAAGTCTGAAGACGCACCAAACGGTCGCATCGTTGGCGGCCAGATCGTTGAGGTGTCTCTCGTGGACCGACCCGCAAACCCGACTGCGGTAATTGAGATCGCGAAGGCCTACGGCGGTGAGTTGCAGATCGCGAAGGGCATTGATCTTCAGCCCCTTATCCCTGATACTCAGCAGTCACACGACGACGTGGCCCGTTTGATCCCTGAACTCGTAGTGCACGAAACGGCTGGACAGGCCGACGCTAAGGATGCCGACGACCCGTATCCTGCGACGAAGGTGTGCCCCGGCTGTAATGGAGTGGGAGTGACTACCGACAGCAACGAAACTTGTGTCATCTGCAACGGCTCGGGGAAGCACCCTGACGAGTGGCCTATTGCGGTGGACTCTCGCAACACGTACGAGAACATGGACCTCGGCCCGAAGGCCGTTGAAGCAGATGTCGAGAAAAAGGATTACACCGACCGCCAGCGCAAGAACATGGCGAACTCAGGACAGGCCCTCGAAGATGGTTCGTACCCGATTAAGACGGTAGGAGATCTGAAGAACGCCATCCAGTCATTCGGCCGCGCTAAGGACAAGGCAAAGACGAAGGAACACATCAAGACTCGTGCCGAGGCGCTTGGCAAGACCGACCTCGTCCCCGATGAGTGGAAGAACGCCGAGACTGATGTCGAGAAGATGGAACACAACTCCGACGACCTCGCCGCCGTACGTCAGTCCATCGTGAACTTAATCAAGGCCGAACTGGACGAGATGGCATCGGGCGAGGAGAATGAGATCGCAGACGTTGCTCAACTCCTTCAGGCCCTCAACCTTTTTCTTTGCTGGTGGGATGGCGAAGCGGATGAGAATGAAACCGAAGAACCTTTTACAACTACCGAATCAGGAGACGACACAATGGCCTATGTAGGACTCGGCGTATCGGCAGACCTCATCAAGTCTGCTAGTGCCGAAAACGCAACCGATGAAACGAAGTCGGAACTGCGCAACGAGATCGTGAAGGCGTTAGGCCTTAACGAAGTCATCACCG